GTTATTGGTTCAATCATTAAAAAATACCAATCGTAGGGTGTCTGGCGTAATCCGACACAGGTTGAAAATCCCACCCCTAGGTAAAATTATCCCCATCTTAATGGTGGGGATTTTATTTTAAGAGACCCCATCCTTAGTGGTGGGCTTTTAGGACCGTTATCCGTTAGGGTAACAATTAAAAGGGGGAATTCGCTACTCCCCCTTTTTTTATTTAACAAAGTATTTATCTTATATGAAAATAATAATAACAGAAAGTCAGTATAATCTTTTATTTGAAAATAAAAAAAATCAATCTTTAATTGATATTATTAAAGAAGAAGGTTGGGAATCTGCCGCTGAATTAGTTGGAGGTATTGAGAATCTTAAAAAATTGACAGGAATTGAAACTCCTATAGATTTTTTAAATATTTTTACTGATTTGGATGTTGTTCAGAGTGAAGAAGAACCTAATTGGACTTTATTTAGGTATGAAAAAAAAAATAATGTAATGATTTACGATAGAAAAAATAACAATGTTTATATATATTATGATGTTATTTGGCCATTTTTAGAAGAAGGTTTTGATCTTAAAAACTCTGAAATACAACAACTTACAGAAGAGTGGTTGTCTGAGGCTTACAATTTGAGGGGAGTAACAACTTATCCATCTATAATGGGTCGGCACTCATTAGTTGTCTGAGGCTTACAATCTATAATGAAATAGTTATACTTTCTTTTCTATTTTATATAAACCACTATAATTTGATTATGGTTGGTATTTTATTTACATTTGCAGTATTAGTAATTGGTGTTTTAGGAAAACACAGAAAATTTTTAAAATGAAAGTTATATTCTTGGATATTGATGGAGTTATGAACTCTAATGTTTTTTATAAAGAAAGACATAGAAGACGATGGAGAAAACCTATCACATGGTGGTATGAATTAAAGCGATTGGTTAGAAAATTGTTTAGAATTAAATCAAAAGGAGTTTCTTTGGCGGATTATAAACCACCTAAAAAGTCTTTCACTTTTGAATATCAATTCAAGGATTTACGAGAAGAAACTTGTGATCAAAAGTGGAAATGGTTGAGCGAATGGTGTAATAAAACTAACACAAAAATTTGTGTTTCTTCGAGTTGGAAACATCACTTTCGTATTGAGGATCATATATCAACACCTTATAGATGGGAAGACGCATTTGTTAAACTTGGATTTAAACCAGGAACTTATGTAGGAATCACTGGTAATAGAAGAACTTTACGAGGTGAAGAAATTAAAGAGTGGTTGGATCAACACCCTGAAGTTGATGATTACGCAATATTAGACGATGATTCAGATATGTTGACAGAACAATTTTCAAAGTTCCATCACTGTGACACTTGGTTTGGTTTATCCCCAAACCACTTGTATAGAATTGGAAGACAATTTGAAAACAAAAGTAATTACGAAAGATTAACACAAACAATAAGATAATGAAAGTTATATTCTTAGATCATGATAGTGTAATTTGTCTCTCTAATAATTGGGGTAGTCGTTACAAAAAACAACACAAATGGGGAGGAAGAAAATTATCCATGACCCCAAGAGAAATTCCGGTGCAATATCGTTTTGATGACTTTGATAAAGGGACAATTAAAGTTCTAAATGAGATCATTGAAGAAACTGGATGTGAAATAGTGGTAAGTTCTGATTGGAGATTACATGCAACACTTGATGAACTTGGTGATTACTATATTAGTCAAGGTATTATTAAACGACCAATTGCGGTGACTGACATATTTAGAGACCTTTTTCCAAAAGAATGGAATGCGTTTAGATTTCGTGCTGAGTTGGAATTAGAACGAAGTATGGAGATCGGACATTGGTTAAAGAATCATCCTGAAGTCACACATTGGGTTGCGATTGATGATCTTAATATGAGTCTTGAGTTTTTATCAAAATACTTCTTGGATAGTGAGGATAAAAACCCTGGTCTAACTAATTTTGTTTTAACACCAAGATCAAGAGAAGGTATTAAACAAAGTGGGATTAAAGAAAAGGTTATTAATTTTTTAAAATGAAAAGAACAATTCAAAAGATTCTTCTTTGGTGGTCGTTTAGATTTCCAAAGAAAAAACGAAAATCAATTTGGAATCTTTAAATTATATTATATGACAGATAAAGAAATGAATGAGTTTTTGGAATCCATTGGAGGATTAGAAAATGGATTTTACAATGATAGACCACCAATTAAAGACTCCGGATTCTTTGATGTTGGTTCTGGTTGGTATTCACTAATTAAGGATCTTATAATTGATCTTATTGAGTTAGGATGGGATAAACAAACTTGTCAGGTGAAGGAAAAGTTTGGTGGATTAAGATTTTATATTAACGGGGCATCAAACGAGGTTCATAAAAGAATAAGTCGGGCGGAAAATCTAAGTTATGAAACTTGTGAGAAATGTGGCGAAAAAGGAGAATTAAGAACAAATATTGGTTGGCATACCACATTATGCGATAAACATTATGAAGAACATAAATCAAATATTCAAAGGTAATGAACATTTAATGGATTTGGCACCTATTGAGGAGTTAATCGACTATTGTGTTGAGTTGGAAGGTCAGGTGCTTGAAAAAAAAATAGATGATACTTATAGTAAAGAAGAAATTTATTTACAGATACTAAAAGACATCTATGATAGTTGTATCAATACTTTGACCGATGATGAGTTGGCTCAAACATTTGAAGAACTACCAAAAACAGATTTTAAACAATCTGTAATAAATTTAAAAAAATACATGGAGGCCGTATCAGAATTATACGGTATTAGATTATGAGTGAAACAACAAAACAAAAAGTAAAAATGATTATGGTCCAAGAAAAACCATATATCGTATCGTTAGAGAAAATCGAAATCGGTGATAATGTTATAGTTACAGTTGCAGGTCAACACGGATCACTTATAAAATGTGAAAACGAGACAATTTATAATTTGGTCACACAAAATAAACTTTCTTCAAATCAGGCGTATAAGGTCTTCATGGAACCAGAAAACATTAAATTTCAAGCAGATCAAATTGAAAAGATCTTGGAAAATGATGGGTTAATGGACGTTGAGTTTGAGAATGGAGTATATAAATACAGCATATGACAAACGTTTTAGAAACTTATGTTCATCTATATGGAATATTATTTGTAATCAACATAATCGGGTTTTATTTACTCTATAGATATTTTAAGAAAAGAAAAAAGAAATAATGGCTTATATTGAACACAACTTCTTTCCCTTAAAAGTTTGGGTTAGAAATGAATACATGTATCAACATAAAAAAGGACTTGGTGAATTGACACCAGGAGTTATAATCTCTGTTAGATGCATGCCAGGTCAAGCGGCACTATTTCAGGTGTTATTGGAAAATGGTGTTTTAAGAGACAAACTCCCAAGTCATGCTTTATGGTTAAGATCAAGATAAATTTATTTTGAACGAAAAGTTTAGTATAAATACCTATTGTCTGAACTTTAAAAAAATCTTATATTTGTATTATGGAAAAAGTTATTATTGAAAAAGATAAATTACGCAAATGTGTGATCTTGGAAAAAGATGGTGAATATGTATTTCGTTCAGGACATGGAGAGTTCCACGAAGATGTTGCAAATAGATCCAAAGAACTTGAACCAGAATTAAAGGATTGGAGAATTCTTGGTGGTGGAAGAGTTAGATGGTCTGATCTTGGAATTAGAGTATATGGACGATCAATTGATTATGGTTATATGGATAAAGAGATCGTGGAAGAACTTGTTTCAGAGTTCGCAAAAGAAAATGGTGTTGAATTTACTAACGATACAGGAATAGGATATTAAAATGAAAAATCCATCAGGAAAAAAATTAGATAAGATTTTGTTCAAACTATTTGACCAAATGATTGAAGGTGTTGACCAATACAATCATAGTGGTAGTTTATGGATCATCTTTACCAATGAACGACAATGGGTTGTTGAATATACCGAAGGAGGAACTCTATGGTATAACTACAAACTATTCAAAAATGAAATGGAATTGGTTGGTATGGATTGCGTTGAAAATAAAGAATACATAACCAGATGGTTTGAATATAGATTTTTGAATAAACCAAAGGTTGATAAAACTTGGGACAATCCGGTAGATGTGTGGTATCAAATTGAAGACACCATTCAAAATGGGGTGAAGAACACCAAGGTTAGGTCCGCATTGCGCAGGATATCAGTTGAAGATACCATTCAAAATGGGGTGAAACACACCGGCGGAAAATTGGCTTCGCTGGCCGACCTGGTTGAAGACACCATTCAAAACGGGGTAAAGGAGACCCAAGAGTGGCGTTTGGATGCGACTCATTATATTATAGACACAATTGAAAATGGAGTGAAACAAACAAAACGAAGTTATGATGGTTAAAGAAAACAGAGAACGAAATATGTCGTTGAAAATGGGGTGAAACACACTACAGGAACATCAACTGACTTACGATATAAAAGGGTTGAATATACCATTCAAAACGGAGAAAAAATTAAATAAAATGAATAATCCATCAGGAAAAAAATTAGAGAAACTTGTCTTTGGGTTGTTTGACCAAATGATTGAAGGTGCAGACAAGTATATTACAGAACAAGGTTCAACTTGGTTGATCTTTACCGAAGACAAAAGATGGGTGGTTGAATTCACAAAAGATAAAACTTTGTGGTTCAACTATAACCTATTTCAAAATGAGTTAGATCTAGTCAGTAAGGACTGCACTCAAGAAAGAGATTTGATCAAGAACTGGTTTGAATCAAGATTTTTGGGTATTGATGTGGTTGAGGAAAGTTTAAGCACTGCTGGAAAACCATTGAAGGTTAAAGATACCATTCAAAATGGGGTGAAACACACTTGGGATTTAAATGCGGATGAAATTTCTGCAGTTAAAGACACCATTCAAAATGGGGTAAGACACACCGATTATTTTGAATATACTAATAATACCTTAGTTGAAGATACCATTCAAGAGGGGGTGAAAGAAACCAATTACAAAATTGGTTACCGAAAAGGTGGTATTGAAATCGCAATTCAAAATGGTGTAAAAGAAACACGAACATTCAATTCACCACCAATTAAATACATTGAAGACACCATTCAAAATGGGGTGAAAGAAACAACACCTAGTGGTTATTTGGGTTCAATGGAGATGAAAGGGAAAATAGTTCATCAAATTGAATCTCCAAAACAAAATAATGAGGTTGAAGACACCATTCAAAATGGGGTAAGACACACCGAAGTAGATGGGATGAGGATAAGGAGTGGGGTTAAGGACGCCATTCAAAATGGAGTAAAGGACACTGTGTTAGCAAAAACGGATAGATTAGTCGGTATTGAAGACACCATTCAAAGTGGTATTAAAGACGTATCTGATAGACCATTCACATTTGGATCAAGTATTGATGATGCCATTGAAAATGGTGTTAAAGAAACTAGAGAGGTAACATTCTTGAACCAAATGTTTATTGAAGAAACAATTGAAAAAGTTACACCAGATGGTGGAGTTGAAATTCCTTCTGATATGAAAGTTGGAACTGGATTGATGAATATGGTAAAAGAATTACGTGATAATGAATGGAGAACATTTGAACATCACGATAATTGGATTAAAAACGAACATTATCCAAATCCAACATTTGAACAACAATTTGATACAGGTAATGCTTATAAAGAAATGTTAAAAACTAAAATTTAAAACTATGATGAAAATTGAAGCAAAAAAAGACGGTAAAGGAAACATTGTAATATCGGAAGATTCCTTTGAAATGATACTGGCTTGTTTAGACAATCAAAAATTTGTTGGTGAACAGCCACAAAATGGTGATTCGCTTTCGGTAGGCGAAGACAACTATTGGAAAGGACAAGAAGATATTCAAAACACTATTGACCATTATAATAGAGAATGTAGAAAAATATTACATCAAAAATATGTTTTAAGAACAGAATGTGATGGTTATTTTCTTGCAAAAAAATACGAACATCAAACAGAAGATGCTGAATGGACTGGTGAAGATGTTGGATTAGTATATGAACTATTCAAAGATACAAGAATAATTTATAATGAAACAAGAGATTTATTACCATTGGATGGCTCGGAAAAAATTATAGAGGGAACTGAACCTATTGGTAAAACGAAAGATGGTTGGATTGCAGTTAAACCTGAACCAACACCTTGGTTAATTGAAAGACCATTAAGGTATGATTATCAATATTTGACAATTTCAGAAGACGGTAAAACAAATAGAACTTGGAAACAAGATGAAATTAACAAAATTCAAGAATTATTTAATGGTGGGGGAGAAAAAAGAAAAGAAAAAGATATTACAGACGAACCTTCAATCGAAGACTAAATGTAGTATTACTGCTAACGTTGAAGCATTTGTGTCAGGCGGGCATAGATGCAACTTAATATTAACCGCAAGCTGTCCGCCCGCTTGCACAAATGCAGTGTTAGCTGCCGTTTAATTATGGAAAGAACAATTAGAACATTAAAAGAAATGCGTGAAAAGGCTGAAAGGTCTTTTATTGAAAACTCTATCATTGTCCACAGGGCAAGTTTGGACAGTCCAATACCCGATACAAAGTCGGATTTGGAAATGATTATTGAGTTGAACCAAGCAATATCAATTTTGCAAAATGCTACTATGGCGAAGTCTGTCGTAAATGGCAGCTAACGAAAAAGGCTTTGTGCAGGTGGGGATTTGGAACACGAAAGTTTCAAATCAGTACAAAAGCCTATTAGAATTACTGCTGTTTAATTTAGCAATTCAGCCCCACTTGCACAAAACCGATGTTACCTGCCGTTTTTTGTCGGTAACTCACAGATTTGATTTATAAACAATTAAAATAAAGTAAAATGGAAAATTTAAAAGTAGTAAAAATTGATTCAGATTCATTAGAATTTGATAATGGAATGATTTTATTTTCAGACCACGACCAACAATGCTGTGAGCATCACTATTTGTCTTTGTCAGATTTGACATTGGATGATTTTAAAGGATTGGAATTTGATTTGTCAAATGATGATTTCTTTGAAAGAATAGAAGATTATGGAATAGCCTTAAAGCCTAAAAATGGACATCCTGTTAGAATACCTGGTTATGGCTCAAACAACGGCTACTATTCATCAAATCTTGCTTTGATTATAACTAATACTGATGGTCGTGGTGTATTCAAGCAATATGATATTACTGAATGTCAAGAATGGAACGATTAGCGGTCTGTCTTAAAATGGCAGGTAACGGTACTTGTGTAAATTTCAGTGCCGTAAAATTAGTATAAACTTTAAATTAAAAATAAAATGAAAAATCAAGTAGAAAATTATCAACAAAGCACTGCACAGGCATTGAATTTACACAATGTTAGCAGTAGTGCCAAAGGTGGACTTCGTAAAATTAAAGATGCAGAGCAACCTTGCCTACATCCTGACCATAACCCACCGATGCACATTTATTTAACAGCAGGAACTTATGAATATACCTGCCCTTCTTGTGGCAAGGTTACGACATTTACAGTACCATTGATTACGTTTTGATGGCATTACTGCTAACGGTTTCAAATATGAGAAGTAAATTTTACCTATAAAAATTTGGAAAATCAAAATTTATTTCTTATATTTGTTGTTATAAGTATGTATTATTTTTGTTTTACCTTATAAAAAAATTAAATATGGAAAATTATATTATTAAAACCCCTGAAATAGAGTTTAATAAAGAAGATGTATCAGATTATAAGTTCTTAGGTACATTTAAAGATGTTGATAGTGGAATACCTAAAGTAATTGTATCAAAAATAGAAGATACATTAAAAAATTTAGATTCTAATTTGAAAGTCACACCAATGATGGTTGACCCAGAAACTTTAGATATTGTATTCGGTATATTAGAAACAAATGAAGAAAGTGTTAAGTTAAAATATCATATAAAAATCACAAAACAAAAATAATATTACTTATAACGGTTGCAAATATAAGCAGTTATTAACGAAACTTAATTAAAAGAACAAAATTAAATATTAACCAACAACATTTATTTGGAAGTAATGAAATAATTGCTTATATTTGTTGTTATAAAACGTTATTTATATGGAAATAAAATTTTATTGGAACGGAAGTTTTGCTGGTACTAATCACAGTATGACTATAAATAAAAAAGAGATTAGATTAGGTGGAGTTGTTTCAAACGAAGATGAAGCAAAACTGGAAGCAATTGAAATACTCAAAAGAGATTATAATATTGACTACAATGTTGATGAAATAAAATTTGAGTGGGGTGGTCGTTTATAATGTTTTATAACGGTTGAGTATAACCGAAGGTGGGGATTAAAAGTGCTAAACCCAGACTTACCTACAAAAGTAAATTAGAAGCACAATAACTGATTTTGGGAACTACCGCCCCACTTTTGGTTATACTTTGTTAGCGGTATGTAAAATTTACGTATTATGAAAGAAATAGAATTGTTAATCAGAAGAGAAAATGCTTTATCTAAGCAAAATTTGTTATACCAATTATTAGGTAAATTTGGTGATGATTTACCTAAACAGATACAAGATGCTGTAAGATTGATGGCAGAAGAAGAAGGTAGAGAGTATAACAAATTAGGTACTAAGGTTGCGGAACGGTTGTAGTAAATTTTATTACCGCTAACGTTTTGCGGCTTTGTGTCAGGCTGCGAAGCGTTGGCATTGAGCGGTCGGGCAGCTTGCACAAAACCGCTGTTATACGCTGGCACGGTTAATTAACAACAAAATTTAATTGAAATGAATATAGATGACTTATTTAAAATCGAACCACAAGAGCCATACAAGATGAGCCAAAAAGAGTTCGTTGAAAAAACAAAATCTGTTTTAGAAAAAATCTACAATGCTTATTCAAAAGGATGGCAAAGTAGGGTTTTGAGAGATGGAGAACACCCCGAAGAAAGTGTATGTGATAAATGCACTGGTTGTGGTGTTTTCTTGGAAAATGGAGAAGAAAGAGATTGTGTTCAAGATAGAGAACAAGGAGATTGTTTTCACAGATTTTGTGATTACGAACAGGTAGGAATGGATTTAGAAACTCATCTTGCAGATATATCCGATTTACTTTCGGTAGATGAAATTGTCAATACGGAGCAGAATGGTAGTGCTTGCGTATAACGTCCGATGATAAACAATCGTTTTAATGTTGTTTATCATTTGTTATGTGTAGTAATTTTGTGGGTGGAAATTCTTAATTTGAACTATTTATATATAAAATCTCAGATATATTCAGTTCTGAGATTTTATATATAAACTTAAAATAAAAGACAGAACTATGAAAGAGAATAGAATTAAGAGATTTAAAAACTTCTTAAAAGAAGGAAAATCATATTTAGATGGTTCTGGTGAAAGAGGATTTTCACCGATGGAAATCAAACAACTAAATATAGGTGATAAAATAACTTTTCACTTTAATAAATCTTTAATGGACGGTGTTATAACAGATAAAGAAGAACTTCAAAACGGAGACACTTTGTTTAGTATAGAAACAGAAAAAGGAGTATTGAAGAAAAGTCATAGAAATTTAGAAGTTTATAAAATTTATTAGTAGGTGGGTAAAAAATTATTACACATAACGGTTGGGCGGTTGGCGTTCGTTGCCGACTTTGGAACACGAAACTTTAATTTAAAAACAAAATTTGATATGGAAAACAACACTTCAATTAACCACGAAAACGGCAATGACGCTAACCGCTTGTTAGCGGCTGGTGCGGATTTAATCGGAAAGTTTTACGAAATGTTAAATCTTGATGATTCCGTAATGCACCGTTTTAAAATAAAGCATGTACGCACAGAAACGACTCCTGCTATTGACCATTCCGATGGCAGTCATTCACCAAGCAAAACACATGTTTTGGTTTCGGCAGAAGGTTCAGGGTGGTTTCGTTTGTATGGCGGTAAAACTGATAGAGTGGTGGAGGAGTAGCACTTGCCGCTAACGTCCGATGATAAACAATCGTTTTAATGTTGTTTATCATTTGTTATAAGTTGTTTTTTATTATATTTGAATATGGTAGATTTAATAGTAAAGGAAATTGATGACTTTTATATGAATGAATTCAATCTTTTAAAAGAAGAAGTTCAAAAAAACATAAAAGTTGAGATTATAGATAGTTCAAAATTTGGGGATATAGGTGGGAGATTTAATTTTTTGAAACAGATAATATATGTAAATTCAGAACAATCTAATGAGAATATGTTTCTAACACTTCTACATGAATATGGACATTTTCTAACTTTTAGAGATTATATCTATGTATATAATGTTTGTCCTTACGAATATGGTAGAAATGTATTAAAACGAGAATTAGGTGCGTATTATCATGGGTGGAAATTCATAAAATCTAACTCAATTGGAGTTTCAAAAAATAAATGGAGAGAACACCATATTCAAATATTAAAAGATTATGAGATATTATGAAAATAACTTATAACGTTTTGCACATACACGCTGTGAGCGTTGTATTGAGGGCAGGGAAATAGCGTGTATGTGCTGTTATAGGCTGTATTTAAAAGTTTTTAGCGAAGGAATTAACAATTAAAATAAACATAAAATGAAAAAAGTAAAAGAAGCATACGATGAAATTTTAAAAGCATTACATAAACACAGAGAAATTTGCGTTTTTGATGTAAGTGAATTGGAAAGAAAAGCCAAAACACATTTATTTGGACTTGAACTGAAAGAAGTTTACGGGCTAAATATTGACTCTAAACAAATTAAAAATATGGATTGGGTTAGGTTTGGAGAATATAGGGCGATTGGGATGTGGGGCGAAAAACACAGAAGAACTATAATTTGGAGCGTTGATGGAATACAGCCCGAAGATGAAATGTTATTACAAATATGCTTTCCAACTGGTGCATACATTTTTGGAGAAGATTATGCCGTAAATTTCTTTCAAAAGTTTTGGCTTGAATTAAAATCATTTACGCCTGATTACATAGACGAAGTAAATCTCGGATTATATTGGAAATTAGAAAACGCAAAAGATGTTTTTAACTCGTTTGATTTGCTTTTAAAAAAGTACTACGAACTTAATAAAGAAGATGCGAAACAAAGGAGAATTGAAAAGATGAAAAAAGAACTTGAGCAACTTGAAAACTCTAAATAGTGCAATGGCAAAAAAACTTTTAAATATTGCCTATAACGTCTGATGATAAACAATCGTTTTAATGTTGTTTATCATTTGTTATATTCAGTTATTTTTTCAATTATTTCAAAAAACCGTTTTTTTTTTATTAATATATAGATTATAAAAAAAAATTAAAACTATGAGAAAATTAAAATTTTTAAAAACATTTGAATCTCTTTTGGAAGATGATTTCTCTAAAGAAAATATATTGGACAATATTTTAAGTAAAATAGAGAAAGAATTTATGAATTCACCTATTAAATTTACAGAAATACTTAAAAGAGGAGATAATAGTATCTACATTAAATATGAAATTGACTGGGAGATGCCAGAGACTATGGAAGATTGGTGGGATTATGAGGAATTTATAGAAAAACATTTAAATAAATTATCAGATAATTTGAATATATTTGAATATAATTATGATTTAACTAGTATTAGAATATATCCCCGTAAAAATAAAAATAATTGAATATAACGGTCGCAGATATGCCCAGTTTGGGATTAAATAGTATAAACTTTAAATTAATATAAAATGAACAAAGAAGAACAAAATTTGAATAACGCAGAGAACCCCAAATTGGATATATCTGATGTTAGCGGTAGTTATTTATGGATTCCTGTAACGGAGCGACTACCTGAAACCGAAGATTACTATGCAGTTAGATTTGAAAACGGCATTGAAGATGAAAAACCTTTTAGGATTAGACCAAAGAAAAATATCTTCGGTTTTATGACTATGGAGAAAGTTACACATTGGGCGGTTCTATAATTACCGCTAACGTTTTGCGTGTATAAAATCGTTTTAATGTTTTATACACGCTGTTAGCAGTAGTACGGTAATTAACCACAAATGCTCATTCGGAGAACTGAACCTTTTTCTTTTCTTTTTTGTGGGTTGGACAAAATAAATTTGAAAAATTTAAAAATAAATAATATGAAATTAGAAACAATTGAAAATGGAGTTAAAGATGGGATTTGATAAAAAAATATTAGAAAATGATGGGTTGTTGGATGTTGAATTAGATAATGGGGTTTACAAATATAGTCTATGACGTTACTTGAAACATATGTACATGTGTTTGGGATTTCTTTAACAATAATATTATTGGGAGGATATCTTACATACAGATACTTTAAGAAAAGAAAGAAAAAATAATGGCTTACATTGAACATAATTTTTATCCTTTAAAAGTTTGGGTTAGAGACGAATACTTTTATCAGGGTAAAAATGGAAAGGGTAATTTCACTCAAGGGATTATTATTTCTGTGAGATGTATGCCAGGTCAAGCGGCCTTATTTCAAGTTCTATTAGATAATGGGGTTATGAGAGATAAACTCCCGTCACATGCACTACTAACAAAACCTGAATTACCAAATCCAGATCTTCCATTTCATTATTTACAATTATGGAATTGTTTTTCATATAATTTCACACTTCTTAAATTAAATTTTGTTTCAGGTGGACCTGTTGAAGTTTATATGAAAGATAGAAAATTTTATTCGGGTAAATATTTTGCCACTATAAATTGGGGTTCAAATGATATTAATACTGATATCACATTGTCCGAAGATCCAATGGAACATAAATCCCATCACATAATATTATTAGATAACGGACAAATTGCCTTACAACCTAATAATAGAATTAAATGGTCCGAACCAAGTTTTGTGACCAAACCCTTTCCTGAAAAACCAGATTACCTCGTTTGTAATGAATTTTATAATGTGGAAGACCATGAAAAATGGCACACAGAAGACAGTGAGAGAATGTTTTATGATAACGAATAATAACATATCTCATTGGGCGATCAACGCCATAATACACAAATTCATTTATTATGAAAACACTTGATTTACATGGAGTTAAACACGCTGACGTTGCCAAGTTAATGGATCAATTTATTTGGGAACAGATGAATAAAAAATCTAAGGAGATTGAAATCATCACCGGCATAAGCCAAACGATGAAAGATGTGGTCATCAAAAATCTAAAAGATTATGAGTTCACCTATAACGAAGCGTGGAACAACCCTGGTAAGTTGATAGTAAGTTTAGTTTAGTGAAAAAAAAGTGTGATCCCCCGGTTGAATAAGTCGGGGGTTTTTTCTATCTTTGTGTTATGTTGCAAGTAGAAGGTAAAACATTTCATAAGTTTATTGAGTTAAAGTCTTATAAAACGCAGACTTTCAAAAACTCCTGTCCTATAGAGTATGGACCTGTATATCGTAACGGGAATAATGAATGTATTATAAAAAAAACAGGTAGATTTTATTACGACGAACTCTTTTTGTCTGAAGAAGACTATGTTAAAAATTTTGGAAACATATGGGCTCAAGTAGACTTTACAAGACAACGAGTTTTTATTGAAGAAGGGGAAGACTCAATTTCAATAAAGGCTCAGTATTACCATAAATGGAGAATAGTAGGAAAAAGATTCTTTGTGGTAAGAAAACACACAAACTACCTATCCTTCAATTTCAAAACCAAAATGTTCTACACAGGTACATTCAAAGGAAAGAATAAAACAAAGATTGGAAACTCCATGAAGGTTGATCCAAGTTTTAGAGCTATTAGAGATTTAGAATACACTTTGAAAATTCATAATTCTGTTAGACCTGAAAGTTATTTTTATTTTTTTTTAGAAAAAATATGGGATAGACTTGGACTTGAAAACACACAAAACTTTGAGACAAAAAATCCTTTTACCCATTATAGTTTAACAAAGTATTTGATCAAAGGTGTAAAAATACCAAACAATTGGATTCAATACACCGACACATTTGTCCCAATCAAAACTCTTAGAAGTTGTGATATGAACTTAGTTGATGGGGTTATGAAAATGTTAAAATTAAAAGGGTCAAAAATTAAAAGAATTCTTAATGAAATCCCAAATGTCAATTTTGATAGACTTACAGGTCTCTACTATTTGTTAGGAATTGATAGATTCAATAAACTACCTGATAAAATATTCGATTATCAATTCTCAAATGATAGATATGGTAACCCCATTGAAGAAAATCCTGCGGGAGGACAATATTGGTATTGTACCCATCAGGACTATTTTAAAGATTTTAAAAGAAAGTTTCCTGAGTTAACTAATAAAGAAAAAGATAGAATCCTAACCCTTGGTGAACATCTTGATGATGCGGTATTTCATACACTTATTGAACATTTAGAGTTCAAAAAGAAACTAAATGAACTTGGTGAAGATGTTAAGTTGAAATTTCAAAATAGAAGTACCTTCAATTTAGAACACGAAGAGTTTAGTAGATTACTTACTTCATACACAAGAGGTGAGGTTGAAAGATATTATGGTGAAATTGATACTTTAGAAACACCTATTGAACACGAGGGTGAAACATATTATCCTGTACTATTGAGAAAAACACTAGATTACGAGAAAGAATCACAACACCAACATAATTGTGTAAGAACATATTGTGAAAGACCCGATTCAATAATCTTCTCAATTCGAAAAGGTTCTATAAATGGTCAAGAAAGGATTACTGTTGAATACCAATTTAGAAAAAATGAAATTCTTAATGTTCAAGAAAGAGCAAGGTTTAATGAGTTACCAAATGAAACATTTTCTCATGTTGCAAAAATTCAGTTGGCAAATATTAATTTAGAATATAAACTTGGGACACTTAAACTTCCAAAGTTGACTAAAAGATATCGTAATGGTAAAATAACGGAACAGTTCTCGACTTTTGAAATTGACTTTGATAATGGAACAAGAGTTATTCCTATGACACCAAGATGGAATTATGAAACACTTGAGTTCAATTCATGGCAAAACGAAATTTTAGATATGCAACAAGTTCCTGTGAATGATTTTTGGGATGAATTACCATAATTTTATTATATTTGTAAAAAACATATAAAATGACAGAAAGACAACAAGAACTTTTGATTGAAATGGTTACCAAAATTGATGAAGCCAGAACTTATAATCTAATTTCAGGTGTCTTGACATTCTTGTGGTTATTTGAATTCATATACTTAATTTTTTGGGATAACAATCTCAATATAACTTTATATTTTACTATTTGGTTGGTTTGTATGGTTGGTTGGGTTCACATGGATAGAAAGTTTAAAAAGAGTATGAAAGAATATAACGAATTAAAAGACGAATACATAACAGAATTTGGAGATGAAAACATATAAACAACTACCGATCCCTGAAGACACGGCTTGGGATAGATCAACATTATACGGGAGATTACATTGGAGAATTAGAGATTTTATAACCAGTTGTCATAACTTAATCAAGTGGTTTCCAACTATTTGGAACGATAGAGATTGGGATGATAGTTTTATCTTAAAGATTCTACAAAAGAAAATTGAATTTCAAAGAAAAGAACTTGTTAATTCCAACCGACACATGAGAATTGAACTTGATAATCGTGATATGACTTTAGCTCTTAATTTACTTGAAAGAGTAAATGAAGAATACTACCAATTGGAGTGTATGGATTATTGGGATAACGATATGATATTCGACGATGTTCCTGATAAACCTGGATTTAAATCAATTGATTTTGAGGAAAAGTGGGAAAAATATGATGAATACCTTTCTAAATATCCTTCTTCAGTTCGTGCGGTTGTTAAAGAACATGGAGAACAAGATGACAAAAAGCGTTTATGTTTATTGGTTTCCCATTATAATCATAATAAAGCAAATAAACTACTATTCAGAGTGCTTGAGGAAAGACTTGCATTTTGGTGGGATTAAAAAATAAAATTATGGATAAAAGAATGATTCAAGGACAGTTAATGAATGAGCATCGTTTGATATCAAACGAGATTGCCGATATCAAAGCATCAAGTTTTGAATTAACTAAAGAACAAAAACAAAGAATCTCTGAACTTGAAATTAAATTAAAAGTAATTGCTCAAAAGTTATATACACTATACCTATAGTTTATGGATGGATATTTGATATTTTTCGAAAATCAATGGGTGGTAAAAAATTTATCCCAAAATGATAATAAAGTTTATCCAATATGGGAAGAAAACCAAGAATGGATCAATAAACCATCAACAAAAAAAATACTTAAAGATGGTGTTGAGGTTGTATTTGACATCATAACTTCTGGTGAATATAGTGAAGAAAAACAACAAATTATTAAAACTGATTTTGCTAAAATTAAGGCAATTTATTTTGAAAGTTTATGAAATTTGATAAAAGAATTTTAGATCTTAGTAAAACGATATATCAAACTTCGGTTATGTGTCATGAGTCCAAACAAGACCCAAATAAACAAATTGATAAAATAAAAACGATGATTCGTGAGTTTATTAGACTTGAGGTTGTTCCTTATGAGCTAACAGAACAAGAAAAAACAAGTTTTATTATTGAAAATGAATTAAAGATTATTGAGGCGGTTAGGAATGGGCACAAACCATGTGATAATGATGAATTTTCGAAAACAAGGGAAAAAATAAATAAATACAGAAAAGATTTAAAATTAATATGAGCGAAGATAGAATACCTTACCCGTTAGACGACTCTCAAGGAGGTCCTGATGGTGCATTTAAAGATAAAAATGTAAAATCAACTTGTATTGGTTCAGAAGGATATTACCACGACGACGAGGATATGTCAATTTGGGATAATACCCTTCGAGATGGATTACAGGAGTTTGAAGTTTATGAAACCATTCAAAAAATAAGAAACTATTATAATGGTCATCATAATATTGACGGAAGACCACCTTCAAGAAAAGATTTTAATGATTACCTTGATTCGTTAGAAAAATAGTTTTATTTTTAAACCATGACAGAAAAAGAATTACATTTATTAGGATTCGATAAAGAATTTATCGACGAATACGAAGGAGACGAAACTTATTATTACTACTACGAAATTGCCAGTGGTCTATCACTTATTTCTTGTTCAAGTGAAGATGTTGAAGACCATATGTGGTATGTTGAGGTCTTCAACACAGAACCATCAATTAGATTTACTGAGTTTGGACAACTACAAGGTCTTATTAATTTATTGACTTCTGCAATAGTAAAATGAGTAATCTAATTAAAAATTACCCAAAGCCGGGTGAAAAATACCAACACTATAAAGGTGGTCAATACGAAGTTATTTGCATGTGTAATCACACAGATACTGACGAACCGCTAGTCATTTACAAATCACTTTCTTTTGGATCACAATATGCAAGACCATTTTCCGAGTGGAATGATCAAGTCGATACTCAAAACTACGGAGGTAAAGAACAACCAATTTTTAGATTTAAAAAAAATAGAAAAGTAATGATGAATAATTTAGTTATCAAAAAAGATAGTAATTGAATATAAAAATAAGATAGTAGATATTTATAATAAACAAGTAAAATGATTATCTATAAAATAACTAACAATCTTAATAATAAAATCTATATCGGTCAAGATAGAAATAATAACCCATCTTACTTCGGAAGTGGTAAAAAAATACAAAGAGCCATAAAAAAATATGGTAAAGAAAATTTTGTAAAAGAAATTTTAGAAGAGTGTGTTGATGAAAATCATATGAATGAAAGAGAAGTTTACTGGATATTAAAATATAATAGTCAAGATAGAAAAATTGGTTATAATATAAGTAATGGTGGTAAAGAGGGTGACAGACAAATAGGTCAAGACATTACTAAAAACGGAATTTATAATTATTGGGTTGAAAAACACGGTCAGGAAGAAGCTGATATTAGAAAAAAACAACAAATTGAAAAAATCATAAAACATAACAAGGAAAACGGCACAGAACTAACTAAAAAAGGTCGTTATAGTTTATGGTTAGAAAAATATGGTAAAGAAGAGGCCGATAGAAGACATTTTGAATGGAGATTAAAAATATCACAACATCAGCAATATAAATTAGAGAATGGGTGGAAGCATACTGACGAAGCCAAAGAAAAAATATCAAAGGCGGGTAAAGGTAGGAAACTATCTGAAGAAACAAAAAATAAAATGAGAAAACCTAAACCAAAAGGGTTTTCAGAAAAACTATCAAAATTGAAAAAAGGTGTGTCAACAGGATCATCAAAAAAAAGATTACAGGTTTTACAATTTGATTTAAATGGTAATTTACTTTATACTTGGGATAGTATAACAGAAGTTGAAAAACAATTAAAAATATTCAATATATCTGCGGTATGTAAAGGAAAACAAGAAACCGCTGGTGGTTATAAATGGGAATATAAAAAATAACGAAAATGAATAATTTAGACAAACAATACCAAGATTTACTTCAAGATATTTTGGATAATGGGGTAAAAAAAGAAACAAGAAATGGAGGAACCATCAGTGTTTTTGGTCGTCAGATCAGACACAACATGAGTGAAGGATTTCCTTTACTCACAACCAAGAAAATGTTTTGGAAAGGAATTGTAACTGAATTGATTTGGTTCCTACGTGGTGATACGAACATTAAATACCTTATAGATAATGATTGTCATATTTGGGACGGTGATGCTTATAAGAACTACGGTCAAAAGATTATCTCTGGAGGTTACCAAAATTTAGTTGCAATAGGATGGCCTAGTACACAAGAAGAGTTCATCAACAAAATCAAAACAGATGATGAGTTTGCTAAGAAGTGGGGAGATTTAGGTCCTGTGTATGGTAGACAATGGAGAGCGTGGGGTGGCTTTGATAAAAAACCTTCAGGATGGAATCATGGGGCTGTTACTCATTTTTCTGAAGTGCCTAAACTTGACCAGATAAAAAATCTTATTCACGACCTTAAAACAAATCCTGATAGCCGAAGATTGATGGTTACAGCTTGGAACCCATCGGAATTGGACCAGATGACTCTTCCACCTTGTCATTATGGATTTCAAATTTATACAAGAGAGTTCAGTTTACAGGAAAGAAAAGACATATATGATAAATCGTCTTATGTTAAAGATATTTTTCCGACAGATGAAAATGGATGGAATAGTTTATTCAATGATTGTAGTATACCAACCAGGGCAATCTCTTTAATGTTCAATATGAGAAGCAATGATGTTCCGCTCGGGCTTCCATTTAATTTGGCTTCATATGGGTTACTTTTGATGATATTGGCAAAAGAGGTTAATATGGTACCTGAAGAATTGATTTCAAATATGGGAGATTGTCACATATATCTAAATCAAATTGATGGTGTGAAAGAACAATTAACAAGAGAACCATTTGAATTACCAACTCTTAATCAGTTCCCCACCTATGAAGGTTCAAGACCATCAATAGAATCTTATACTATTGGCGATTTCACACTTAAAAATTACAAATCACACCCAAGTATAAAAATGCCACTTTCTAACTAACTTTTTATTATTTGAGGATATTTATATTAAAGGATAAACCTTAAAGTAAATCAATATGAAGAAATTTTTAGTTTATGAAATAAAAAACAACATTAATGGTAAATCTTATGTCGGACAATATAGTGGATTATCATTTGAAAAATATTTTGGGAGTGGAAAGTTGATTAAGTTAGCCATAAAAAAATATGGGTTAGAAAATTTCTCTAAAACTATTTTAGAAGAGTGTTCTAATAAAGATGAGTTGAATGAAAAAGAAATTTTTTGGATTGATAAACTCAAAACAATTGCAAACGGCTATAATTTAACTGAAGGTGGCACTGGTGGAGATTTATCTGAATTTATTAAGTATGATGAGAATTGGGTTGAAAACCAAAGACTCTCAACAAAAAAGTATTGGGACAATATCAGTGATGATGAAAGAAAAAAAAGAAGTGAAAGTGTATCTGGCGAAAAAAATGGAATGTATGGTAAAGAAGGATTTTGGAAAGGTAAGAAAATACCTAAAGAAATTGTAAAAAAATCATTAGATAATAGAAGAAGTTATGATAAAGAACAAAATCCTAATTGGAAGGGAGGTTTAACTTATGTCTATTGTGAATGTGGTAAAAGAATAGGTTACGGTCACACTCATTGTAATAAATGTAGACCAAGAAGTAATGACGATAATCCATTTTTTGGTAAACAACATTCGGAAGAAACTAAAAATAAGTTAAGTGAAATCAGAAAAGGAACTTATAATGGAGAACAGAATATACCAATAATAATTGATGATGTTGAATACCGTTCTGCTGGTGAGGCATCCAAAATACTTAATCTACCTATGGCAACGATAAGATGGAGGGTTTTAAGTAAAAATAAAAAATTTGACAATTACAAATACAAAGATTAAAATTAAATTAATATGACACACCACAATGTTTGGTTTAAAAGATGGTTTAACCCCACGCTAAGAAAGATATTCAAAGTTGAGATATGTTCTTTAATTGATGGTGAAACTGTGATTGGGTATGGAATAAGAAAATATAAAAAGTTATGTTAGGATTAAGAAAGGTTGAACCTGGTAGATGGAGAAATGATTGGATGGAGTTTTACCCTGGATTCCATAAATGGAATTTAAGATACCTACCAAGTAATGGATTAAATTGGAAATTAGATTTTTGTTTTATTTGGGGTCAATTTTATATGACATTCAAAACAAACAAACCACCAAAATATAAGGATGAAAGACCAAAATATGGATTTTATTTTTATTCGGTAGGTAGTTGGTTTCCTGATTCATTATGGATCCATAGAGGAACAAAAAAAATAAAATGTATTGATTTACCTTGGCAATATGATTGGGTAAGAACATCCAAATTTCTAAAAGATGGAACATGGGCACACCAAACCAAAAAAAATAAAATTGATTTTTATACTCCTGAATGGAAAGAAAAAATCCATAAAGAAACACATAAATACTATTACATTCACGACGATTTGTTCCAAGATACTGAGGCCACTTGTAAGTTAGAGGAAAGAGAATGGAGACCAAGAATGTTCAGGTGGACACGACTTTTTAGAAAAGTAAGACGAAGTATTGATGTTGATTTCAGTAATCCGATTGGGAAAGGTGTTGATTCATATAAAGGAGGAACTTATGGTGCGGGACACGACACTAATAAAGGTGAGACAATTAAACAATGTCTTAAAAGAATGATGAAAGAAAGAAAATTTTAACAACAAAAAATAAATTATGACAGGAAAATACCTAATTACAACAGACAGATATTTTGTCGCACCTGACGGAAAAACTTATACCGCAGTTTGGGGTGATGTTAATATTTTAGAAGACTCCATTCTCGGAGTTAAAACGAACAGAAATAGTGCCAACTGGTATGCGATGGTTGGTAAAAATGGTAAAGAAATTACTATTGCGGGATGTCAAATATTTTACGCTATTAAGTGTGAGGAAAAACCATACACAGAAGACGTGGAAGATTGGACGGTTGATAATGGTAAGTTTGATACATACGTAAGACCAACTAAAATTTACATCGCAGAATAACACTCAACAATTAAAGTTTATTAAATTATGAAAAAAAAAATTTCACAAGAAGAAATTCAAGAAATTGAAAGATTAACAGGGGGAAAAATTGGAACACATACATTTGGACCAAACAACGAAAACACATTGGAAAATTCATTCTTATCGCCTGATGGAACATATATCGGTAGTATTGATGAAGCAAGATGGTATGTTAAAAATAAAATGATGGTTGATGAAAATTATCCCCACGGAGTTGCTGCGGTTATTATCGAAGATACATATGGAACTGATAACCCTGTTATCGAAGGGATGTATGGATACACTCACAGAGGTGGTAGTCTTTTCAAAATCGGAGATAGATTATTTGATGGGGATTATGAACCCGTTAAAGAAGATTACCCTGAAGAACAATGGAATGAATACGAAACAAAGTTCGCGGATTTATATCAAGAAGAAGATGAACTTGGTAGAAAATGGATGGATGAAGACGGAATATCTTATGTAATACCATTCAAATTAAGAGGATCAAAATTGATTGAAACAATGGAAGAAGCATTTGAAGCCGCTAAAAATATGTCAAATTATTTAAGTTAATATTATGAAAACAAAAGTATATTCAGCTTTCCCCGGTGTAGGGAAAACAACTTACTTCAATACAACAGATAGAAATGTATTGGATAGTGATAGTTCAAAGTTTGACAAGAAACATTTTCCTGACAACTACATTGAACACATCGAAAGAAACGTAGAAGATCCAAAGGTTGATAAGATTCTTGTTTCATCACATAAAGATGTAAGAGATGCTCTATTAAAAAAAGGTATTCCATTCGTATTAGTTTATCCTGACAGAAGTCTAAAAGACGAATACATTCAACGATATAAAGAAAGAGGAAATAACGATTCGTTTGTTGACTTATTGGACAAAAATTGGGATAATTGGATGGACGAGATGGATCAAATGGAAGCACCTGAAGGTCAAACTTTATATAAGGTAAAATTAGGTCCGGGTCAATACTTAACAGATGTAATAGATTAAAAAATGAAAGAACAAAACGATTGGAATGATCCCATTTTATCAGATGGAGATTTTCCACAAGTAAACAAAACAAAATTCCAAGTAGGAGACAAGGCAGTAAAATTAAAAGGATATAAGTTTCCTTGCACCATCGTATCGGTATTTAAAACCGTAGAAGGAAATGTTAGAGTCGTAGGAGAAATGGATGAACACGGACTTCTTCACATCTTCAACGAAGATCAATTAGAACGCACCAACTAAAATGAAAAATTTAAAAAAATATACAATCAAAGAAATTTTTATTTCTGAGTTAGGTTATTTGATGGTGAAACTTTATAACAATGAAAAACAAGTTTTTACAACTTTAAATCTTGGTAATTGGAAAGACAATTTAAACTTTGATTTATATAATATAAATCTTGATGAGGTGGGCAAAAAATAAAACAATCAATATTTATTATTAAAACAATAGATATGAAAGTTCTAAAATTAGGATCTAAAGGTAAAGAAGTTGAAGATTTACAAAAATATTTAAAAATTAAGGTTGATGGTGATTTTGGACCAAAAACCGAAGAGTCGGTTAAAAAATTCCAAAAAGAAAATAAACTAACCGCCGATGGTGTTGTTGGTGAAAAAACATGGAATGCCATGGGATTTGGTATTACCACCGACCTTCAAGAAACGACATTATCAACAGAAAAACTGATTATAGATCAAAAATTTTTAGATAAAGACGAATACCTGATAGGACCAACAAAAAAAGAATATTTGTTTTTACATCACACCGCAGGTGGAAACAACCCATACCAAGTTATTACAATGTGGAATAACGATACAAGAGGACGAATTGGAACTGAGTTTGTTTTAGGAGGACAATCTGTTTTTAACGGAAATGAAACTTATGATGGGACAATCGTTCAGGCATTTCCTGAAGGTTGTTATGGTTGGCACTTAGGAGATAATGGATCACAACACATGCACTCACACTCAGTTGGAATTGAGGTATGTAATTTTGGTCAAATTAAAAATGGTTTAACTTATACAGGACAAAAAGCTGACCCAAAACAAATTGTGGAACTTAAACAATCATTTAGAGGGTATAAGTTCTGGCATAGATATTCAGACAAACAAATTGAGACATTGAGATCTTTAATTTTACATATTGCAAATAGAGACAGCATCGACATTCGAAAAGGTTTAATTGAAGAAATCAAAAATAAAGGAGCTTTAGGTTTTGAATTTAATTCTGACGCATATTATGGTAGAGTAAAAGGAATGTGGACTCACACAAACACCAGAAAAGATAAGTTCGACATGTTCCCCCAACAAGAACTTATTGATATGTTATTATCTTTGTAATGTATTAAAAATATTATTTAAACCCCATCTCAACAGGTGGGGTTTTTTGTTTTTACCTATTGACTATGATATTTATTTTTGTTAAAATTTATTAACAAATAAACCCTTAATAAAAGTCGAAACATGAAAAATGTATTTTTTGTAAGTTTGATGTTACTTGGGACTACACTTGGTGTTGTTTCTTGTGGTGAAAAAAAAGAAAACGAAACCACACAAGAAGCAAAATCTGAAGATTCAACAAAAAATGTTGATACTCAAAGTGTAAAACAAGATACACTTGTGCTAGACAACCAGAAATAATAATATGTATCAATTTGGATATTATTTCTCCCCCATCCTGTAAGGTGGGGTTTTTTGTTTGACATTTGTATTTAAATTTGTTATTTTTGTTTTATTATGACAGATCAAGAAATCATTAAATACGGAGAAATACAATACTTAAAGGGTAGGTTAGATGAACTATTCAAAGCTCTATCAACAATAACCAATATTGATAGAAAAAGAAGATTAGACCAACGAATTGAAAAATATTTCAACAAATTAAAAAAAGTTGATGAGGTTGCATTTCATTTATATCAAGTTGAGTTGGTAAACAGACAAAGGTCGAAAGAAAAGTCCAAGAACGAAATCAAAGACCTATTGGAACAAATTCTAATTAATGAAAATATTACAAATGAAGATATTCTTGATAGAATTAAAAAACAAATAGATCTATACTGATGAAAACCAAAATACATGTGAATCAACATCACATTAGGTCTAATAAAACAAAGAATACCGATTTACCTGTTATAACAATCAAACAAGGTAGAAGAAACACATATTGTAATGAGGTTGAAATTCTCGGACCTAGTAGGATTGTTTATTGTGGAAGTGGCGATGAAAAACCACTATTAAGTTGTGGGGCAAGAGTCGTAATAGAAACTGAGAGTGAAATTAAAATAATAAGTTGATGAGCGATAAAAAACCTGATAATGTTTCTGATAACCCTGGTTTATTACCATATGGTAGTAATGTTGGTGCTCCGGCAATAAAGGTCACCAATATGGAACATTGGAAGGAACCAAGAATTATAAATGTCAATCAACAATTTGAGGATAAATTTTTGGAACTCAAAGAGGAGTATGAAAAATTAATTGAAGAATACAGATGGAATGAATTGGTTTACAAAGCAAATTTTAGTTTTGAACCGGTAATTGGTAAAGTTTATCACCTTTATTATTCCTCAGACGAAAAAATATTCTTATCTTTGATATCACCAAATGAATGGAATAAAAAATATATTGGGACTTTTAAATTTAATTATAATAATAAATGGACAAAACTATGAATGCAAACAAAGATTTTGAATTTGTGCTTAGAGTATTAAACTCAAGCGAAAACCGTGAACACATTAAAACTACAGATAAACTGTTTGAAAATTTCAAAAACAAGTGGAAACGAAATATGGAATGTTATGAGCTTGTAGATTACATGTTCAAATATAAAGTAGAAAGAAAAAGAAATAAAAAAAATATATGAAACTTACAATAATTTCAGATACTCACAACAAACATAAACACGTTACCGGTGATTTACCGGGTGGTGACTTGTTAATTCATGCAGGAGACCTTAGTTCTATGGGTTATGAACACGAGATTCGTGAGTTCGCTAAGTGGTACAATGGGTTGGATAATTACACCAGTAAAGTTTTTATTGCTGGTAACCATGATTGGGGATTTCAAAACAATGTTGATAAAGTAAAAGAGATTGTTGGTTTCTATAATAATATAACTTATTTGGAAGATAGTTTTATGGGAATAATTGAAGGAGGGGAACCTGAAGTTAAAATTTGGGGTAGTCCTTGGCAACCTGTGTTTTATAATTGGGCATTTAATCTCCCACGAAATGGTGAGGAATTAAAGTCAAAATGGGATATGATACCTGAAGACATTGATATTCTAATCACTCACGGTCCAGCTTGGGGGTTTTTGGATGATGTTGAAGGTCGTCGTGGACAACACTTGGGTTGTGAACTACTAACAGAACGAATTAAACAAATCAAACCTAAAATTCATATCTGTGGACACATCCATAGTGGTTATGGACATTATTATGATGGACATACTCATTACTTCAACGCATCAGTATTGAATGAACGATATCTTTATTCTCATTTACCTTGGAATATAGATTGGGATCCAATTACAAATGAGGTTAAGTTTTTATAACTTAATCTCATTTTGATATATTTATAATAAAATATATATTATGAATAAGTTTGATTTAACCGAAAAATTGAAAGAAGAATTAAAAAAAAGAAATCTTTGGGAACAAGAAGATGATGAAGATAATGATGATAATGAGTCTGATGATAATCAAGATGACGAAGATTCAGACGAAGATTCAGAAAATCATAACGAAGATTTCTGTGAAATGGTTTGTCAGTTATTACACTCACAAACACAAATTCATATTTTCCATTTAGGGACCAAATCATATGCCGAACATAAAGCATTACAGGGTTATTACGAAGGTATTGATGCTTTAACTGATGGTCTAATTGAATCTTATCAGGGTAAATATGGTCTTTTAACAAATTACAAATCATATAAGAATCAATCATACAAAAACAAAAACCAAGTATTAAAATATTTTACAAGTTTATTAAATATGATTGAAGAAAAAAGAGAATCGGTTGAGGACTCTTACATCCAAAACCAAATTGATACGGTTCAAGAATTGATTTATTCAACAATGTATAAGTTGAAATTTCTTAACTAATCTATTTCGTAAATATTATTTATTACATTCAGAGGATCTCCTTCACAATCACCTTCATAATTTCGGCATAGTTGGTCGACTTCAATCTTGTCGTCAACCTCACTGATATCAAGTAATATTGGTTCTGAATGATATATCATATTAACTTGATCATCGTTCAAGAATGTATCTACAGGTAATGATTTAAGTTCAGGGTTCAAACCAAAAAAATCAATTTCATCTTCTGTATAGTATTCATCACTTGATTCATAGTCACCATTTCCATCACAATAATCACAATCAACTTGTCCATAACCATCACATCTATCACAGCCAAATTCACCTTTACCATCACACCAAGAACATTCAATTTCACCATTTCCTTGACAATCTGAACATGGTTCACCATCTACTTCACCAGATCCATCACAGTTTCTACATTCTTCAGTTCCATTTCCTGAACATCTATCACAATCTACATCACCACTACCATCACATGTGCTACAATATTCAGTTCCTGATCCATCACATTCATGACAAGTTATATCACGATAACCCAAATCTCTATAATGATACATTCCGATGTTTATAAGATTACCACGAACTTTAGAAAAAGAAGATTCAATATCTTTAGTTCGTGAAAAGAAGTAAACCATAAACGCGATCTCTACTTTTTCTATTCTTTTAACATTCTTCAAAAGAAGTTTCAATAGTTCATCACTATTGATATGACTCATAATTTGTTGAACATTCATATCATTATCACCATGTTCATCAACTAAATGATTATAAACTTGTTTTGTGAATACTTTATATTTTGAAGGTTGTAAGGACATTATTTAGTTTTATAAATAAATATTGTATTTTTTAGTTATGAACGAATATCCATCAATTAATAAAGATTTATTTTTCTATTTGGTTAGACACAATAAAGTGTTTTTTCCTCCTAATTCTTTATTTAATTCTAATAAACCCCATGTTGTAGTAGAGGATAGGTTCTTTCAAATTGAGAATAATAAAAAGTATTTGAAAAGAAAGATCTATAATCTAATAGAACAAGAAAAACCAGAGTTAGTAGAGGGAAAAGAAAATATTTCAAAAACTAATAAAACAATTAAGTATTTTTTACAAGAATCAAATAAAATTAAAAAACTATAAAATTATGGCTCACCCGGTGCTTCACGCAAAATCAAATCAAAAAAAATTCGGAGGAAAATGGGAAGATTATATACATCTTCACGAATGGATGGATTCCACTAAATCGTGGTATGGACATTCATTACATAGAATGTGGAGACACCACAGTGAAGGTATATTTGAGGCGGAATCAAAATTTGGGGTTTATTTTACAAATTCTGACGGGAAAGTGGTTTATACAAGATACTGTTTGGAAAGTCATGTCAAAGAAGATTGTGATGGAATTATACCATCGGCATCAGATTGGATGAGAATTCTAATATCAGGTGAAAGACCAACTTGGGCGACAAGATCAAAAAAGTTAGAGTTTGAAGATTAAAAGTATTTATAATAAAAGTTTAGATGGAACTAACAGACAAACAAAAACATGATTTAAGAAGATTTTCTTTGATACTAAATTCCTTGAACATGGAAGATGGTGTAGAATGGGTATATAGACATTATGATGACTGGGAAAGTGATTATCCTGACGGACCTTATTATAGAAATAAAAATGTAAAAGGTGAATTAGATTTTTTACCAGGATCAATAGGACCTTTGTTTGATGAAATAAAAGAAAATTTTGATACTGATCTTTTTTATAATGATTACTACGACAATTACACAGGAGGTCTTCAGATATTTGTAAACGCCGAAAAGAAAATGTTAATTGTGAAATATTATTATTACACAATGATCACAGAGGATAGCAGAATAGAAAGATCATTCAAAGAATTATCTGAAACGACTAATCCATGGAGAAGGGGTGAAAGAGAATTAACCAAACTTACAAATGAAGACTTTTTAAACAGAATGAAAGAAGAATACGGTTCTTATGTTGAATTGAAATATGATGGTAGTGGTGATAGTGGGTGGATTGATGATAATGTAGATAGTGATAAAGGAAGTAAAGTTTCAACTAATCAACTTGAAGATATTGCGTATGAGGCTTTAGAATTGTTTCATGCGGGATGGGAAATCAATGAAGGATCAAGCGGGACAATGACATTTAATTTTGAAAATCAAACTTTTACTGTTGAACACTATCAAAATATTGAAGATGAAGCTGAAGACTTCTATAAATCTTTTTCCTTTGCTTAAATGAACAAGTTAATTAAAGAAGAAATACTAAGAATAAATGAGTTAATGAATACAAAAATTCTTAACGAATCGGAATATAAAGAATGCTCAAGATTTTCAGATTCTCCACAGAAATTACTTGTTTGTAGAAAAATCGCATCACTTAAAAGTTGGTTACACAAAGACGATGGATTTGGAATGAAAAATGTTATAAATAATAAAATTGAAGATTTAAAAACCGACATTCCTCAAAACTTAAAACAACAATTTATTCAAGGGGCAAACTTATTGTATTCACTAAATAAAATAAATGAAAGACAAAGGGATTACTTTATAGATAATAAAGTTAATTCAGCTAAATTGGTATACATAAACGGTGATTGGCAATTAATTAATAAGTTAAACACAAACTATTCTGATTTGGCAGAAATGTTAACAGATATGATTTATAAAGGTGGAGATAGGGCTAGACCAATAATTCAAAATATTATTAGAGATCCTAAAGCTGCTTTGTCATCAATACAACCCAAAATAATAGAATTAGTTGATAAGTATTTTGAGGATCCTAATGTGTTAATTGACTATACAAAAAATATAGAAAGATCAACATC